GAGGACAGAAAAGTTTTCACTGTTATTAAGGACTTTGTTGAAAAATACAACAGCCCCCCTAACAAAAGTGCCTTGTTAATTAGTTTGCAAGAAGATAGAACTGTCACAGAGGACTTATATGTTAAATGTGAAACAGTCATTAATAGTTTGCGTACGGATAAAGATACAGATGCACAATGGCTTGAGGATGAAACTGAAAAGTTTTGCAAAGACAAGGCTGTTTACAATGCAATCATGCAGTCGATTCAGATTATTGATGGGTCAGAAAAGAATCTAAGTAAAGATGCATTGCCTAGTATTTTATCTGAGGCTCTCGGTGTTGGCTTTGACAGTAACGTAGGTCATGATTACATTGAAAACGCAGAATCTCGCTATGAATTTTATCATCGGCTTGAAGAAAAAATGCCTTTCGACTTGGACTTCTTCAACAAAATTACTGAGGGTGGGTTATCTAATAAAACATTGAACATTGCACTTGCAGGCACAGGCGTGGGTAAGTCTTTGTTTATGTGTCATATGGCGGCTGGTGCAATTGCACAAGGTAAAAATGTTTTGTATATTACACTTGAAATGGCAGAGGAACGTATTGCAGAACGTATTGATGCAAACATGATGAACGTGGCTATTCAAGATTTGAAAGACTTGTCAAAGTCTATGTTTACACAACGTATTGACAAAATTAAGAACAAGATTGAAGGTCGTCTTGTCATTAAAGAATATCCTACAGCTTCGGCACATGCTGGACACTTTAAGGCATTGTTGTCTGAGTTGAAGTTAAAGAGAACATTTGTTCCTGATATTATCTTCATTGATTATCTGAACATTTGTGCGAGTTCCCGCTTCCGGGCAAATGCTAATGCTAACTCCTATACTATCATTAAGAGCATTGCCGAAGAGTTGCGGGGACTCGCAGTTGAATTTGATTTGCCTATTGTCAGTGCTACACAAACAACAAGAAGTGGTTATGCAAATAGTGATGTAGAATTGACAGACACATCTGAGTCTTTTGGTTTGCCTGCAACGGCTGACTTGATGTTTGCTCTTATCTCCACAGAGGAGTTAGAACAACAAGGTCAAATTATGGTGAAACAGTTGAAGAACAGATATTCAGATCCGACAAAGAACAAACGTTTTATGGTCGGTGTAGATAGAAGCAAGATGCGTCTGTATGATTTGGATACTGAAGCACAGAAAACTATTTCAGACTCTGGGCAGGAAGATAATACAGCACTGTTTGACAAAACTGAATTTAGTATTCGCCGGATGGAAGATTATTCGGGTATCAAGTTTTAATACTAAATAGTATATGACGTATGATGTAGTCTTTATCAATAGCCACCCTGTAGAAAATACAAAAATTAGAGGGCTAGGTCCTCACTTGTTGGCAAATGAATTGCGCCGCCATGGTTACACTGCCATGGTATTGGATTATATTGAACACTGGACATTGGATGAATATGATACGGCAATGAAAAAGTTTGTCGGCAAAAATACACGACTTATAGGATTTTCTTTAACATGGGCCCATGCCGGACTAGGGAGTGAAACTAAAGTTGGACAAGGATTACATTATGGTAAAGATAATGTAAATGATATACTAGTAGGAAATTATTTGATAAATGGCAACATGAACAGAATGCTTTCTATGGTTCCTAGATTTAATGATACTGACCCACCTAAAATTATGGTTGGAGGCAGTAAAGCTAGAACAATTGAAAAAATGTTTGATGAACGTGTTGACCATATTATGGCGGGGTATAGTGAAACACAAATAATAGATCTAATAGAGGGTAAAGAATTACCTCGTATTATTGACCATGATACTAAAGCTCATTGTGACCATACAGGTTATGATTTTGCAATTGCAAAAACAGAATGGGCAAAAGAAACTTTTCTAACCTCGGATGAAGTTTTACCTATCGAATGTTCAAGAGGGTGTAGATTTAAATGTAAGTTTTGTAATTTTCCTTTGATAGGAATGAAACATGTAGCTTCCTATACAAAAACTAAAGAAACTTTTAGAGACGAACTATTACGAAATTATGAAAATTATGGTATAACTAAGTATTCTATTCAAGATGACACCTTTAACGATAGAATAGAAAAAGTAAGAATGTTTGCTGAGGTTGTAGATTCACTTCCTTTTGATATTAAGTTTTGGTGCTATCTAAGAGCCGATATGTTAGTTACACAACCTGAACAAAAAGAACTATTACATCAAATGGGATTGTGTTCTACATGGTTTGGTATCGAAACATATTGTAGAAAAGCAGGACAAGTTGTTGGTAAAGGAACAGATCCTGAAAAAATAAAAGAAATGTTGTATGAGGTAAAAGAAATGTGGAAGGAGGATGTTTTTATTCAGCAAGGTTATATCATTGGTTTACCTCACGAAACAAAAAAGGATGTTGCTGAAAGTGTTGAATGGTTATCTAAAGACTCATGTCCAGTTGACGAAGCTCTTATGATACCATTGTTTATTACACCTAAAGAGGTGCAGGAAAAATATCATATTAATTATCTTTCAGAGTTTGATAAGACATATAAAATGTATGGGTATGAATTTCCTGATGCACATAAAGTATCTCATACACCGATACAAAAAGTTGCAGAGATTTCAATGTGGACAAAAGATGATGATACAGACATAAATTCTTGGCAGGAAGCATATGCGTTAGCAAGACAATACCAACCTATATTACACAAAAAGAAACCCATATATCCTGTAGAAGACTTTTATGAAAGTGCGCGGCAAAACTTTACCAATTTAAGAGAAACATATATTACACCTCTTTTAAACTTATAAATAAAAAAAGTAAGGAGAATATTATGATAGATTTTATTACATCCAGAATTAAAGAACGGACATCTATTGACGGTCTTATTCTTATTGGAGCAGGAATTACTTTCCTAATTTTAAAACCAATTGCAAACTTAGTCGCCCTCGGAGCAATCGCATATGGTGGCTGGACTTTTTATAAGAAAGAGGACTAATGTTTAGATTATACGGACTAATTGCAGTAGTCGGTGTTGTTGGTGCAGTCATGTTTGGTGCCTGGTGGGAATATCGAGATATGCAAAAACGTATTGCTACCCTAAGGGAAAATAATGCTAAGTTAGAAACTGTGGCAAGAGCAAACGCAGAAGCACTACAACAGGCAACAGAATTTGCTGAACAAATGGAAGCAAATAATTTAGAACTACAAGCAAACTTACAAAAAGCCGAAGCGTATAAAGATCAATTAATGAGTAAGTTTCAAAAACATAATTTAACAAAATTATCTTTGGCTAAACCTGGTTTAATAGAAAGGAGAATCAACGATGCTACGAAAGAAGTTTTTGACGATATCGAGTCTCTTACTGCTATCAACAGTAATTAGTGGTTGCTCTATCTTTCGGTTACCAGAAGACCGAGTCGTGGTGCAGAATCAAATGGTCGAGCGAAAAATTCCATTGCAGGGTAATCCTAAGCCAGTAACGTTAGGTGACCCACAATTTTATGTTGTTACCGAAGAAAACTTTGAAGAGTTTTTGGCTAACTTTATAAAAGAGAATGGTCAACCTTGGGTATTTTATGCTATGGGTGTTCGCTCCTATGAGACACTTGCATTGAACGTTGCAGAAACACGCCGTTATTTAGAACAACAGAAGCAAATCATTATCTACTATGAGAGTGCTATTACTGGGGAAAAACAAGAAGAGCCCAAGGAGGAATAAATGGATTTTATAGTTGACCAACTTATCACATGGTGGCAGTTTACTATATTTGGTATTTTAGTTATTGTTGGATTTATTGCCAACAAACTAGGCGTTGATCAGGATGAACCAATTGTAAATTTAGAATATAAAGAAATGCCTCACATGCAACCTATTACAATTGCTACGGCGGGCAAAGGATTTTGGGGCGCCATATGGATGTGGTTGACAGGTGTTCGCACATGGGAAGTTGCTAAGGATTGGCATTTTTCAGTAAAGGGTGAAGATTATGTTATTCCTAAAGGATTCGTATTTGATGGTGCGTCTGTTCCTAAGTTTCTTGCCACATGGCTATCACCAACAGGTGTATTGCTCGTAGGTGGTTTGGTGCATGACTATGCCTACAAATATACTGTTCTACTTAAAAAAGGTAAGAAGGAATCTTCTGAGCCAATGACACAGAAAGAAGCAGATATTTTGTTTCGTGACATAGGCATTGAACAGAATGGCTTTCATCTTCTTAACTATCTAGCATATTGGGCTTTGAGAGTAGGTGGCTTTGTAGCCTGGAACGGTCATCGGGAACGTGACTGTAAAGTAAAATACTTGGGAGGGGAGTAATGTCTGAACATCATCCAGCCGATACAAATGGTGACGGCAAAGTAAGTGAACAGGAAGAACATTTATACCTAGAGTTCAAACGTAAAGAGCTCGAGGATGCTGATGCAATGCGAGATGCCCAACGTAAAATGGCTTGGTATTCTCTTGCAGGTATGCTTTTGTATCC